TACCTAATCGATTCCTCGCGGAGTGTATAAAAATTGAGCAGACGAATCTTAATCAACCCGTTTCGTAACGACTTTCAGCCCACACGTTTCACCCAGGCGATCAAATCAGAGATGCCCTATGCGATTGACTTCAGCAATGCGGCAACTTCCCGGGGGACCAGTGTAAGTGGTGTAACGGTGGACAGCAAGGGAAGTCGGAAACTTACCCTGACCACGCCTAGCGTGAGCAGTAATGTCGCCAGCTTTTTTGTGAAAGGCGATCATTCAGGGAATGGCATGGTTGAAGCAGAAGCGACGTATGCAGATGGCAAAAAAGAACGGGCTTATATCAAAGTAGTTATCCAAGACCCACAGTTCAGAATGACAACATGATTTCCGAGGACGAATTTATTGGGCGCATCAACGCCCTGCAAACCCAAAGAGACGACGCATTAAATCAAGTCGTAATACTTAACGGACAACTCCAGCAGTTGATGGCGCAGATAGCGGAACTAGAGAAGCCCAAGAAAGGCAAAAGCTAATGGGTATGACACGAGCGCAGATGAACAAAAGCGTGCGCCAGAAAGCGTTACGAGAGCAGTTAGAAGGTCAGGGTCATGTTCAGCATGTCGTTGAAATACTGAACAAAATCAGTGATCTGGACAGCAATCTGGACTCAATGGAATTGCAACGGCTCAAAGTAGTCGTTGATACGAAGCTAAAACTGATTACCAAGTATTTGCCAGACCTCAAGAGTGTCGAACACAGCGGAGATGAAGAAAATCCTCTGCAAGTACAAATAGCAGCATATGAGCTTCGATTTACAGACGACCCCGATCCATAGCGTTCCGACTGCCTTTCGAGAGCTGTATCAGCGGCATCGATACAAAGTCTATTGGGGAGGTCGAGGCGCTGGTAAGAGCGTTCAGATGGCAAGTGCTTTGCTGCTCAAAGGTTCAGAGCCGCGGCCTAAACGAATCTTGTGTGCCCGGGAGATTCAGCGCAGTATCAGAGACAGCGTTCACAGCCTCCTTGCACAACGCATCAAAGCGTTAGGACTTGAGCACTTTTACGAGGTCACGTCTAACGAGATTCGTGGGACTAATGGAACCTCAATCATCTTCTCAGGGCTGTGGCAGAACGTACAAAGTATCAAGTCGATTGAAGGCATTGACATATGTTGGGTCGAGGAAGGCAACAGCGTGAGCGAGTCTAGCTGGCGTACACTGATTCCATCGATACGGAAACCAAACAGTGAAATATGGGTGAGCTTCAACCCTGAACTAAAGAGCGATCCTGCGTATCAGCGATTTGTTCTGAATCCACCAAAAAACGCTGTGATTAAAAAAGTGTCCTGGCGCGACAATCCTTATTTCAATCAGACGACGCTGCCTAACGAGATGGCGCAGTTGAAGGCGGACAATGAAGAAGAATATCGGCACGTCTACGAAGGCGAGTTGAAGGAGTTTGCTGACGGGTCAATCTACGCTCAGCAGCTTAAACAGATGCGTGAGGAAGGGCGAGTTTGCAATCTGCCTGTTGAAAGTTTTCCAGTGAATACTTTTTGGGACTTAGGGCGCAATGACACGTCAGCAATATGGTTCCATCAGCAGGTTGGTAAAGAACATCGCTTCATCGACTTCTACGAACATCGATTAGTTGATTTAGATCATTACGCTCATGTCCTGCGAGAGAAGGGCTATCTGTATGGCGATCATTACCTGCCGCATGACGTAGAGGCTGTCATGTTGGGTTCAGGCAATCGCAGTAGGAGAGAGATACTTGAGGGGCTTGGTGTACAGCCAATCGTCACAGTGCCGCGTATCGCCTCTGTTGAGGACGGCATCGCGCAGGTAAGAGACGTATTCCGAAGCTGTTGGTTTGATCAAACAGAGTGTGAGGAAGGATTGAACGCCCTCGCAAACTACCAATACCAGTGGGATGACAAGTTTGACACTTTTCGGAAAATCCCGTTGCATAATTGGGCTTCCAATGGTGCAGACGCTTTCAGAATGTTTGCTCAGGCATACGAGCAAGAAACAACAGCCCCAGACCTAGAATTTACGAGTGAATGGTAGATGGCAAAAGAACAAGACATCATCACAGAAGCACTGCATCGCTTTGAGACAGCAGCAGACAGTTGGCAGGAAACATATGACCTAGCCCTGGGCGACGTTGCGTTTATCGATGAACCTGAGGGGCAATGGGACGAGACAAGCAAGAACAACCGGAAGAATCGACCCTGCTTAACATTTGACAAGCTCAGTGCATCCGTTGATCGCATTGTTGGCAGTCAGTTTGCAAACATGCCGTCAATCAAGGTCCGAGCAGCCGAGGAAGGCGATGAGAATATCGCAGAGGTATTTCAAGGGTTAATACGACAGATTGACCAGCGAGGTCTCAAAGCCTTTAAGACGGCCTATAAATTCGCTGTCAAAGGTGGCTGGGGGTGCTTTCTCATTGACCATGATTACATTGATGACGTAAGTCTCAACCAGGACATCATCATTCGGGAAATCAAAAACCCATTCAGTGTGTTGATCGATCCCGTCGTGCAAGCGCAGCCCGTAGAGGAAGCGCGTTATGGTTTTGTCTTTGAGGACATTGAACGCGACGAGTTTGAGCGCATGTACCCTGAAGCGAAAAGCGAGGGTTCCCAGAGTGACTTTGAAAGCACTGGTAACTTTGATAGTTGGGTGTCACAAGATTACGTCAGGGTAGCAGACTATTATCGCATTGTGACGCAGGAGACTCGATTAGTGCAGTTGTCCGATGGTCGCGTTGTGGACTACAGCCAGATCGAATCAATCGCAGACGAACTGAATCTGAATGGCATCACGCTCGGTAAAGAGCGTCGTGTGCAGATGAGAAAGCTAGAGCGATACAAGCTAACTGCGCTCGAGGTGCTCGAAGAAATTGAGTGCGTCGGACGCTATATTCCAATCGTGCCTGTATTCGGAAAAACAACAAATGTCGATGGAACATTCTTTTCACGAGGCATTGTGCAGAAAGCTAAAGACGCTCAGAAGATGTACAATTATGCACGATCTGTTGCAGTAGAAGTCACAGCCTTAACGCCCAAGCAACCTTATCTCGTGACTCCTGGGATGATCAAAGGCCACGAGGAACGCTGGCGTAATATGATGACATCATCTGATCCAGTAATGTTCTTTAACTTCGATCAGGGTCAAAAGCCTTTTCGAGAGGCTCCTGCTCAAGGTAGCCCAGCTTTATCCCAAGACGCACAGTTGGCAAGTGCCGACATCCAAGCCACGACAGGCATTTTTGAGGCCAATCTTGGACAGCAAGGCAATGAGACATCGGGCGTTGCAATCCGTGGCAGGCAGTTCCAAGGCGAATTGACGAACTATGAATATGCTGACCAACTCAGTGATTCAATGGAATTAGCAGGCAAGATTTGCATCGATCTCATTCCTAAGATTTACGACACAGAACGACAAATCAGAATCTTGGGCGAGGATGAAACTGAGGAAGTCATCGCAGTCAACAAACCGTTACAAGACATGCAGACAGGCGAGTTCATTCTGACCAACGATCTGTCTGTGGGTCATTACGATATTAAGATGGCAACAGGTCCGTCATTCTCAACTCGCAAACAGGAAACCGCAGAACAGTTGAGTCAAATTATTGCTCAAAACCCTGACATGTCGCAGTTGGTCGGAGACATTTTATTTAAGAATCTGGACCTAGTGGGTGGCGATGAAGTCATCTCAAGACTGAGAAGCGCAGGCGTGAAGGCAGGCATTATCGAACCTGACGAGCAAGAAGCGTTAGCACTGCAACAGCAGATGCAGCAGCAACAGCAGATAGAAGCCCAAGCAGCCCAGCTTGAGTTAAGCATGAAGCAGGCGGAGGTGATGAACGAACAGAGCGAAACGCGAGAGCGTGAATCTAAAGCGTTCCTAAACAGCGTCAAGGCTCAGTTGCAACAACTCGAGCTTGCAAAGGCCCAGCAAGATTTAGAGGCTGAGAAGATCGCCACGTTGCGTCTAAGACAGACTGTGGGACTGCCCGTTGTCTAAGCGTGACCCGAGACTGAAACGTGCAGGCGTGAGTGGTTATAACAAACCCAAACGCACGCCAGGGCATAAAACCAAGTCCCATATTGTGGTAGCCAAGCAAGGCGATAAGATCAAAACAATCCGATTCGGGCAGCAGGGAGCCAAAACCGCTGGTGCTCCGAAAGCAGGCGAATCGCAAGCCATGAAAAATAAACGTAAGAGCTTTAAGGCGCGACACGCGAAAAACATAGCGAAGGGCAAGATGTCAGCAGCTTTTTGGGCTGACAAAACAAAATGGAGTTGAAATGGCAAAGAAACTGACGAATCGCCAAAAGGCTGCGCTCAAGAGACACAAGAAACACCACACTGCAAAACAGCTCAATAAAATAAAAAAAGATGTGCTCGGTGGCTCAACGTTTACAGCCGCCCACAAGAAAGTAAAAAAGAAACCGAAAGGGCGTAAATGATGCCACGCAAGAAAGCACCCCGGAAGTCTCGTGTCAATGAGGCAGGCAACTACACGAAACCGACGATGCGAAAGAATCTTTTTAACAAGATCAAAGCATCGAATAAGGGAGGAGCCAGAGGCCAGTGGACGGCTCGTAAGGCTCAAATGCTTGCAAAACAATATAAGGCGAAGGGTGGAGGCTATCGAGACTAATGCCGTTTAAAAAGTATTCCTCTAAACAAAAGAAACTTGCGAGAGTGGCAAAGCCACGCACAAAAATAACGGGTGCAGACTTCAAAAAATTAAAACGCAAAAAGAAAAAATAGATGGCCCTCAAGAAATCGCAAAAGAGTTTAAAAAAATGGACGGCTCAAAAATGGCGTACTAAGTCAGGCAAGCCATCCACGCAAGGCAAGAAAGCCACGGGTGAGCGTTATCTGCCATCGGCTGCGATCAAAGCGATGAGCGCAAAAGAATATGCAGCAACGACGCGCAAGAAACGTGCCGACTTGAAGAAAGGCAAGCGCACCTCTGCACAACCGAAAAAGATTGCAAAGAAAACACGTAGATACACTTAGGAGAAAAAATCATGCCAAGAGGTAAAGGTACTTACGGGAGTCAAGTTGGTCGCCCACCGATGAAGCGTAAGAAAAAGCGTAAAAAGGGAATGAAGCGATGAACGGTATGCAACCTTCCCGGGGCGCACTTGCAGACATGCTGACAGGGCGCAGAGGACTCAATGCTGGGTCAGCCGAGGCATTGGTCCGTCAGATTGGACAACCGCCACAGACGGCTCTGCCGCAGACTGAGATGCAAACGGGTATGCCTGCGATTCCTGCATCGGGTGGCGATATGCAACTGGTGACGGGTAGAGATGGCAACAAGTATCAAATTTTACTTGATCCCAAAACGGGTTTGCAGACTTTTATTCCTTATCAAGAGCCGCGACGTGAACCTGCACAAATGCCTCAACCATTGATGCGACCTACCGTTTCTATGGACCCAACGCAGTTTCTTGCTCCGCGCAATCAGCCAACGATGGGTCAAGGCATGGCGCAACAACCTAATCCCGGGATGCTTGCGAACCGCTTACGGAACATGTTGTCTGCTTAAATGGTCGCCCCTCGTGTCCTTCGAAACCGCTTCGTTGAACCTGCCGTAACAGTCGGGACTGCGATAGCCGCAGAACCCGTCAACATCCTTGCTGGATTGTTGCAACTTGACGACTCAGGAGTTGTGCAAGGGAATCGATTGCTCGAGTTGTTTGGCCTCGAACCCTACGAAGGTCCAGCAACACCCTCACAGGCTTTGAGACGCATGGAGGAGGTCGGAGAGCGATTTACTTACAGTCCGAGGACACCACAAGGGCAGGCAGATTTGCAAAGCCTGAAGGACACTGTAGTGAAAGTTATGGACGCGGTGGGCGTTGACGAAGCAATCACTGCGTTCAATGAGACTGTTGTGCCGAAGCTGAATGAAGCGTTTGGCGAAGAAGCAACGAAAGAGATCGGTAGTGCCATATTGATGTCTGCACCTTTCGCGAGGAGAGTTATCAAGAGAGGACCAAACATGGGCGATACCTCTACAGCGCCAGCGATGGCAACCTATGAACAAACACCAGGGGCAGGCATAAATCATTTAGGACAAATTATCAACGCGCCTTTTGAAGAAAGACAAGCCTTTGACCGAGCAGCTACCTGGGAAAATCAACAGGGATTAGATTCGATTTATACCGAAGGAGGCTTAGGAGCAGAAGAAACCAGAGCAATGGTGGGAGCTTACACGCCAGAAGGTACAAATGTGTTGGAAATCAATCCAGGTCGTGTTGCACGGCCTTTGGTCCAACAAAAAGACGGTGTGGTTAGCGTAAGCGATGCAACGGTGCTGGATGTAGGAGAAAGCGCGAGAGCGTATGTTGACGTTCAAAATGCTGGTGCTTGGCACAAGATATTGCCCAACACTCAAACAAAAGACAGTGAGCAAACAAGTGTATTTGTCGAAATGGATGGGTCGCCTAGTGAAACTCAAATGCGAGATATTGCGAAACTCGCAGAAGATAACGGTTTCTTTGCCGTTGACACGGGTAAGGGCATTAGTTTTATAAACAACGAGTTTTCTGATATTGGAGCTAATAGAACGGGACAAAGCCTCGATGAACAATTAGAAGCTGGATTAGTTGATGACATCGAAAAAGTCACGGGGTCATCAGCAGGACAAAGAGTTAAAATCCAAACTGGATACGAAGAATATGAAAGTGCCTGGGCTGCTGGAGAGGGATCACGACAAGCGACTGAGCAGTTTTTTGAAAATGCAGAAAGGAACGAAGCATTTTTCAATTCAATCGAGCCAGCACTTAGGAAAAAAGCCCGAGCGAACTTGGCCCGAGATAGAGAACGAGCTGAAAGATCAGGTGACGCAGTTAGGCCAGACGTTATGGAACGTAATAGAATTTTAGCCGAAGAAGGCTATGAAGGATTAAAACGAGCCTATGAATCTGGAGCTTTATTACCCGCAGCTATTTTGGCTGTTTTGTCTCCTGCTTTGCTTTCTTCAGACGATGATCAATCGAGGGAAACCTGACAACACCAGTCGCCCTTTTTAAGAACTCGCGTTCTTCTTCGGGAGAGGGAGTACCAATTTTCTGAATCCAGCCGCAGGCGTGTTTTTTATATCGATAAGCCATTAAATTGCTCCTTTTTAGCTCTAACGTGGCAAGTAGGAATAAATCACCAGCGAAGAATAACATAAATTTCGGTTCAACGCACCGTAAAGCGTGGGCGAACTCGCTGCCCTTCAAAGCGAGGTAAATCCGTGGAGACGAACTCATGACTGATGCAGCTAACGCTGATGGCGATTTATCGCCTACGGAGATTGTAGAGGATGCCGTTGAAGATTCTCAACAGCCCCAAGAGGGCGAAACCTCTGAAGCTACTTCTGAAGAAAACAAAGACGTAAGCGCAGAGCCATCCAGCGACGAGAACGCTGAAACCGAAGCTGAAGTAAAGGAGAAAACACGAAACTCCGTTCAGCAAAGGATTTCTCAACTCGCACGACAGAAGAACGAGGCTAATGCCAAAGTTCAGGAATTAGAGCAACAGAATCAATACCTGGCAGCTCAGATCAATCAAGCACAGCAACCGCTAGACAAATTTCCTAGCCTCGCTGACTTTGATTATGACGAGACGAAATATCAACAGGCAGTGGTTCAATACAACGCTCAGTTAAACGCCCAAACTGTCCAGGAGGCAATGGGGCAGCAACAGAGCGCACAACTCCAACACCTGAACGCACAGAAGCAAATCATTAGTGAGGAACAGTTTAAGGAAAAGTCAAAAGACTTCGCCCTGGATTACCCTGACTATCAGGAAAAAGTGACTTCACCCACATTCCAACAATCGGAGTTTGTGGCACGCACCATCGTGAATAGTTTTGACAACGGCCCTGCTGTGGCGTACTGGCTTGCTAGTAATCCGAAAGACGCAGCCAGAGTCAATCAGATGAGCGATATGGATGCGATGAAGGCGCTGACAACGATTTCTACTGTGCTCAGTATAGCCAAACGGCCTGTCCAAACTACTAACGCCCCTACACCGAGCAAACCTGTTGCGGCAAAAGGAAAGGTGTCGAAAGACCCTGACAAAATGAGTCCTGACGAGTACGCAAAGTTTCGGGGGTACAAGAAATAGGAAATTAAGAAATGGCTAATTCATTACTCACTCCGAGTATTATTACGAAAGAAGCCCTAGCGATACTACATCAGAAGCTCAACTTCATTGGATCGATAAACACCCAATACGATGATCAGTACGCCAAGGCTGGCGCGAAGATCGGTAATGATCTCAAAATCCGCTTACCTAACGAATTCACCGTTAGAACAGGCGCATCACTCAGCAGTCAAGACGTAACAGAAAACTCTGTCACCTTGTCCGTTGCAACGCAAAAAGGTGTGGACTTTACGTTCTCATCCGAAGAATTGACGATGCACATCGATCAGTTCAAAGAGAGATACCTCGAGCCTGCGATGGCTGTGTTAGCGTCAAACATTGAAAACGATGCTCTTACGATGTCGAAGGACGTATTTTCGTTTGTCAACGGAGTAGGCTCCGCTGGATCATTTGCGAACGTGACCAACGCACAGAAAGAGTTGACGTTGAACCTCGCTCCTTCTGGTGATCGTAACTATCT